CCCGTCTCCACTTCTAACCTAGAGGAAACCGCCATGTCTATGCCAGCCAAGCAGGTAGATCTCACTATCCGTACTTTCGATGGTCTAACTATCGTCGGCCCGTTCGGTAAGAACAGCAAGTATATTGCTCTTCCGCCCGTCTGGACCGATGAGATTAAGTTCATCTTGGGTTTGGACGTAGGGTCTGTAATTCCTATTTCACTGTCTAAGACTCAGGCGGCGGCGCTTTGCAGGCTCATACGCGACCAAATTCGGCCGCAAGAGCTCTGCTCGCTACTCCTTGAAGGTCAAAGTCGTGGATCGGGACGTCTTAATTGAGAAACAAAAGTTTCTCGAGCACCTAAAGTTAACCTCGATGTTTATTTGGAGATGAGTGATGCGGTCTGCGAAGGGAGATTCACGTGGTTGGAGGCGTCTATCCGATTTCTTTTTTGGATCTGATCCTTCCGTCCTGCGTGCCTTCCTCGCTTCTGCACTACTCGTCTCCCTCATCGGGATAAACTTGTTCCTTTATGTCGCCGGGGTTACCCTTGACGATTTGAAGGAGGTGTTGCTCAGGCTTCATGAGCTCATTCGGGCTTTAAAGGAAGGACTATGACAGTCCCTACTGAGATTCTCGACGAGCTTGACGAAGTAGAGAGGGGGTTGCTACTGGGCCAACCTTACATCGTTCCTGCAGATCTGTCCAAGTTCGGTGACGGAGCAAATTACGCGATTTATGTTTATCGGGGTGATGTCGTGTCTTGGTGTACACCTTGGGTGCCATATTCTGGCATCCTTAAAAGGTATATCTTGCCATTGACGTCTCATACCGCGGGCGTAAATCGTGTGACATTGGTTCGTCGCGTTTATTTGGCTGGACCTGTAGGGCCTTATACTACTCTTCAGCAGCGGCTCAATTTCACCTTAAAATCGGGTGTATTGAATCTCTTCTTGAGTAGCCTTTCGTCCGCTTCTAGTTCCCTAGGGCGGCGTGCTCAGACCTTCATTTTGAAGGTACCTCGCAGGCAGTTCTTTTCAACTTCGGGAAGACCTAACCCGGAAACATACACGTCCTTGTTTGGCTGGTTTGACGCTAATGAACTCTTTGCCGAAACTGGCACGGATGTTCTAGATCGTTACAGCCGTTCTTGGTCGGGTGTGCGTACCCCTGGTTATCATTCCCTCAAAAGGAGACAACTACCGGAAAACCCTCACCATGTTGTGATCAACAACAGTATTGATAATGGTTTGTACGAGTACCAGAGATATTCTCCTGGTGGCCAGTTCAATGTCCATTATCACCCTTATGCTGATTATCTTGGTGGTGGCATCGGGGACGACGAACCTGACATCAGTAATGCCGATGCCAGGAATCTTGCTGTTAAGCGATTAGCTGACAAGTCGAATGTCGGGGTTAACAACCTCGCTGAGACTGTCTCGACGGTCGGACAACTCAATAGGATGATTAGTAATAACGTCCTAAAGATAGTTCGATCTTATCGTGCTCTCCGTGCGGGTAACTTCACGGCAGCGGCTAATTACTTATACGCACCACAGCGCACTCGTGCCCCATACAGGAATAAACCTTCCAAGGCTAAGTCTCTTGCCGATAATTGGCTTGAGCTTCAGTATGGTTGGAAACCCCTGTTGAAGGACATTGAGTTTGTTGTAGATACAGTCAGTAGACTTAAAGTCACGGACACTTTCGTCGTGAGCACAAAAGCCAGTGCCACAAAAAGGCATAGGTCGGTTCTCCATTTTACACAACTTGACAACTGGACTGGCCAAACGTTTTCGGCCGGTACAGGGTTTATCGAACAAGTTATTACTTCAAAGTTCGGTATCAAGTATAGTGTGGCGGACCAACTGAAGTCTTTAATGGCTCAGTCTGGCTTTCTAAATCCCATTAGTCTTGCGTGGGAGTTACTTCCATTTTCTTTCGTAGTCGACTGGTTTCTGCCCATCGGTCCTTACCTTGAGGGTTTTACTCAATGGCAAGGTTTACAATTCCGAGGGGGTTATGAGATCAGTTTCCGTAGGAAGACAATGGCTTTTGCTGTGGATTACCATCGCACCTATACGAATGGGCCAGACTCAGTCGCATGGGGTCGGGGAGGGTCTTATTACAAAGAATCGATTGTCTTTGATCGGAGCCCTTTATCGGGCTTCCCATCGCAGTCAGTTCCTAGTTTTAAGAATCCCTTTACCGTTTCTCATGCACTTAATGCCGTGGCCCTACTCAAGTCGGTGTTTGGTAGATAAGACTCCACTTAACCTCTTAGCAATAAAGGTAATCCAAAATGGCAGCTTTAGCTCCTATTCTGGCAGCGTTTGACGCAGTCACTCTCAATAAGAACATTGATTGGATAACAGCGTTATCCACCCGTGTAAAGATCGGGACGACTGGTAATCAAACGAAATCGCTCACCCCCGAGGGTGTGAACTCTCTGGGTATTGCGCGGTGGGTATACAAAGCGGGAGGAATCTCGCTCGGTTACCCTGCTTTCACGATGTCGATGAGGGGGCCCACAAAGAGCTCTCGAATTAACAAAGTGAGTGCAAAATTTGTCCTCCCTGTGCTCGAACAGACCTCGGCCTCTACGGCATCCGGTATTCAACCGGCCCCGACGAAAGCCTATGATCTTACGTGCCTTGTGGACTTTCTCTTGCCCGAACGGGCTTCGGCAGTTGAAAAGCAAGCTTTGCTTTCCTTCGTCCTTAGCATGTTCGCAGCGGAGATTGCGGACAGTGCCAACGCTAACAACGTTGCTACTGCTTCGCCGTTGTACAACGCGGTGCTCAGTGATGAGCATCCCTATTAATATAACGGTCCAAAGAGGATTATCATGTCTTATAATAAGCATGGTTCGAACTTCCTTAAAGGAGTTCGGAAGTTCCGCGTTCAACCCGAGTTTGAACACTCGGTGATTAAGGAGTTCCTGTGTTCTCTGGACTGCCCTCGAGCGTTGGCTGTGTGGATTCTCTATGAAAATAGAGAGCACGCGCAGCTTGCCGCTCTCGGGTTTCGCCCTGAGGATTATGAAGGCCTTGAAAACCTTCGTAATGCGTATGCCGCGACAAAGTTCTTGTCGAAGTTCAAAGGGTTATCCCTTGACTACGATTTGGACAAAGTTGCCTTGGACAAATTCCTCAAGTTCGAGGAGTTGTGTCGACATACTAACCAGCGTTTCCGTGACCTCTCTACAGATCCTTTATTTAGGGGGTCTGTCGTTCACGTGCATCACGCATGTGTTCGTAAAATCGAGAGAATCATGGACGACTGGTCCGCACAGGAACTCTTTGATTTTCCTGACTGGGGGCCTGGTGCGACGACGCTTATAAAGCGTCGAGACGCCAGTTCCGAAGCCAAGTTCCAGTTAGAAACTGGAATAACGCGAGACCTGCATTTCTTGTTGCCTATAGAGACCCTTTCTAGTGCTTTTCCGCACTGGGGAGTCGTTCTAGAGGGTGGAAACTATCCCACGCTCCAAGTAGGTAATAAGGTTGTTACCGTAGCAAAGGACGCCCGATCTAATCGTGTCATAGCCATCGAACCTGGTATTAATTTGTTTTTCCAGAAGTCGATTGGTGAAATGATACGTAGGCGTCTATTGTTTACCAAGACCGACATTCGGGACCAAAAGAGAAATCAAGAGGCTGCCCGTCGTGGAAGTATTCACGGCGATACGGCAACACTTGATCTTTCTTCGGCATCCGATTCCATCAGTTCCGGCCTCGTTGAGGAGTTGTTGCCTCCGCGTTGGTTTTCGCTGTTGGATTCGTGTCGTTCAAGGTATGGCAGTCTCGACGGCATGCAATTTCGATGGGAGAAGTTCTCCAGTATGGGGAACGGCTTCACATTTCCATTGCAAACGCTTATATTCTATGCTTTGGCTTACGCCTGCACGGAGTATAATTCTGGTGATCCTAACAAGATCACCGTTTATGGGGATGACATTGTCATTCCCACCGTTGCCGTTGAAACATTCTCAGCGATGTTGACTTTCTACGGCTTTCAGTTAAATCGGGATAAGAGCTTTGTTACCTCCCAATTCCGAGAAAGCTGTGGTAGTCATTTCTTCGCTGGCGTCGACGTTAAGCCCTTCTATCTAAAAGATAGAATCACTTCTCTCGAGAGCGTTTTTCTTACCGCTAACGCTATACGGCGCTTTGCCCACAGCCGGTCATTTGGCTGTGATGCGAAGTTTCGTGGCGTTCATCACTATATCGTGTCGAAGGTTCCGCAGGCTCTTCGCCTGTGGATCTCTGATGGGTACGGTGATGGCGGTTTCATTGGTAATTTCGATGAAGCCGCTCCGAAGCGTGCAAAACATCAGATCGAAGGATTTGTTGTTCGCATGCTTGCTCGAAGTCCGGTTACCCGGATTGAAGAGAGACCCGGCTATTTACTAGCTGAGTTGTGGCGTATCGACGGTAGGGTTAGTAAAATATCTAACCCTAGATTGCCACCGAGGCTTTTAGCGCTTCACCATGAGCTTCACAATCTAAGTGCTAGGCCTGCTCGAAAGAACAGGCTTGACACCCAAGTTGGGTCGCTCGTAGTGGTGAAGAGCCTCGTGTCACGGTGGGTCGATTTAGGCCCTTGGGCTTAAGTTACCCGTAGGTCGCAGGGTGCGATTTTCTGCATCCTTTTGTCCGTGTTTACGGGCTGGAGG